TAGGGATTTGTTTGCTCATGAGGTAAGGTAGGATCGGACTGCCCCAAAACGGGGGTCGCCGCAAGAAAAAAGCGAAAAATTTGGCGACGAGGCAGCGACGAGGGGATGACGGCGAGGTGGCGTGATGGCGAGGCGGCGAGGGGCTAGACGGGGACGAGTTGGACGACGCTACCTGCCGCTGAATCTCGGAGGTGAAGCTGAAACTTGCCCGAAGGCAGTGTGACGACCTTGCCGACATGCTGCTTGAGCGCCCAGCCGATTGACCTGCCCTGCGAGCCGATCTTGATTCCCTTGTCGTCGAGCCATGTGCGGAACGTGGTGTGCTGCGGTTTTTTGGCTTTCGCGTCGGCGACAAGCCGTGCATCCAGCCGCCCCTTCAGCGTCGCCTCCGTGCCGACCATCGCGTGCAGGTGCGCGGCGAGCTGGGCGAAGGCGATGTCCTCCGGCGACATGGCAGCCTTGCCACGGGCAAGGAACGGGTCAGGCAGCCCACACCACACGACAGCTTGGCGGACGATCGACCATGCCTCGAAGCTGGCGAACTCGGGTAGGCTGGCCTTCCACCCCTTGCGGCGGGCGGCGAAGAAGCCCGACAGCAGCGTGAGAGCGTGGGCCAACAGCTCATGCCGATTCGCACGAGTCCAGTCTTCGAGGTTAGTCTCTGTCACTGCCCTTGCCGTGGGATCGCCGCTGAGGTCTTCGATCGCGATGATCAGCGATCGTCGGGTCATGTCTGCGGAGAGCTGTAGATCGTTGCCCGTCACCCACATTTGCAGATCGGTGTAACCACTCTTCTCCTGCTTGATCTTATCGCTGGTGCCGATGCGCCGGGTTGTGAAAGTCGGCGTCGTCATGTACGCCTCAAGCACGGGTCCGCCGACGATGATGCCCCGCTTGACGTTGTCGATACACAGGATGCCGCTGTCACCGCCCCCCAAGTGCGTCCCGATCTCGCGTTCAAGCTCAGCCCCCTCGCTCTCGCCTGCGAGGTGTCCTGAGATCGTTTCAGCCCCCTTGCCACTTGCGATGATCGCCGCTGTAAAGGCCAGCTTGCCCTTGCCGCTGCCAGAAGCACCTGCGGTGACGGCGAAGAGCGGGACGTTGCCTGAAAACGCGAAGCGCAGCAGCTTCGTGAAGATCGCCGATAGCCACACCGAGACGGCGAGGTCGGGCTCTTTACAGGGAAAGTCTTTGATCACATAGCGCAACCGTGCCAGTGCGTGCTGGCAGTCCGCCACGCCGGGGTCTTCTGAGATCCGGCGGAGGCCCATTTTGCGCTCGCCGTCGGCGGTCAGAAACTCACACTGCGTCGCGTCGTAAAAGATACCGCTTGCCGCGTCGTGCCCTGGCGTCTGGATCAGCGTACCTCCCTGTCGAAAAACTGGCGTCCCAACGATGCCCCGGATTCGGCGCAGCGACGGCCAACTACCGACGGTAAGCACGGCGCTGATCGCGTCGGCGTCGGGCTTGACCCAGTGTGCCTCGTCCTTGTCTCGCTTAAACCATGTCGACACCCGGCAGAGTTCCGCCTTCAGATGCGCCGCACCCAGCTTGCGCACGACAAATGCACGCTGTCCCGTCACGTCTGCATGCTCGATCAAGTCGCAAAGCATCGGCGTCCCTTGCTTATAGGCGACGACGATGAAGGGGTGCTTGCTGATCGCTTTGATGGCATCGTCGCGCATGCCAGCCACATCCATCGTAACTTGGATCTTCAGGCGCTCTGACGGCAGGGGAAACGTAGGCACCTGATGCGCCGTCGTAGGCGGGGGAGCGCTTTTTGCGGGGGCAAGGAAAAAGCTGGTCGCAATTGGGGTCGCCGAAGGCCCAACCGCAGGCTCGGCAGCCGCCACGACCGCCGCCGACGGCTCAACCCCCGCATGCGCGATAGCTACCGGGGCTACCGCGACTGGGGCTACCGCGACCGCTGCCACGGCAGCCGCCACCTCTGCCTCTGCCTCTGGCGTCATCACGGCCTCGATCGCCTCGACGACGCTGGCACCCAGTGGGGTGCGATCCGGCAGCGGTACGCCTGCCATGCGCCCCCAGCGCAGCACCTCGGCGGCTTGTCGATGCTCGCAGTGCATGTGCTTGCACTCGAAGCCACCTTCACCCCGAACGAAGATTACGGTCGAGGTCAAGCTTCCTGCTCCCGAGTGCTCTGACTCCCAGGGGCACTTGACAGGAATTCGACCATCACTGCTCTTTTGCAGGATTCGCCCGGTGTGGGCAAAGACTTTGTAAAGCAGCGTCCCGGTCGTCTCGCCCGGTGTCGTTGACGACGAGGCGAGGGCGCTCGACTCCGCTGATGACGCCGGGTCGCCCTGAGCCGACGACGCTACCGGGTCACGGTCGCTACGTCCCGCCGGGACGTTGTCTTTTGGCGGCTCCGGCGAGGCGTAGCCGATGCCGCGCAGAAACGCTGCAAGGTCGATGCACCTGTTCTCTTCCTGGGTGTCAGTCGAGGCCGCGATGAACACCGAGCTTTCGCGCCCCGGCAGAAGACGCGGCACGTACGCGATGCGGTTGATGTTGTCGCAGCTCTCATCGTCCTTTCCCTCGATGCCGCCAATCGCCCAGATCGCCTCTTTCGCTGCCCTCACTGCGCCCTTCCACCAAGCCTTGCGTGATTCGAGGGGGCAGGTCGATGGGTAGATCACGATCTGAGCTAGAGGTAGGAATAGGTGCCACCTGATCGTGGCATCCTTGACTCGGCTACTGGCCGACTCCGTCAAGAGGTATGCGATGTTGTTGGCCTTGAGCGTCGCTAGAAGCTTCGCCCAGTTGCCGCCGTTGTCACAGTCGATAAAGAGCCAAGTCTGCCCCTGGATGTCTTCCTCTCGCTTGCGGCAAAGCGTGGGCTCGTCGTCGTCATAGTTGGCTAGTGCTCCCATCTGTGCAGGCAAGTCAGCCTTGCCCCCGCCGAAGGGCATAGATGCGTAGCTGCGACGCTGACCAACAAAATATTGCCAGTCCATTCGGCTGACCGGCGCACCAAGCTTCGCGTTCCTCGTCGAAAAATCGACATAGTCGATTGTTACGGTGTGCGGCGGGGATAGCGAGTCAATCAGGGCTTTCGTGTAATCGGGGGTCATGATGTAAATCCTCAAGTCAAGGTAGTGGGGGCCTTGCGACCCCGACAGCTAGGCGAAGGGAGCGAAGGGATCTCGGCAACCGCGCCTTACGAGGTGGGCTCCTGACGAGGCGACGAGGTGTTTGAGCTGGGAATCGTGGGCTGCATCTTCCGCCTCCCGGCGCGGTATGCGGTGACTGCGGCGGTCGACCAGATATTGCGATCACCATACTTATCCCACTCGCAGGGGGCATCACCCCCACGCCCCGACAACGCCCACACGATGACTTTGGACATTTCGGCGGGCAGCGTGGTCAGCTCGATACCTGGGGGGTGGGGTGCTACTGATGTGTACCCGCGCAGGTTGTACTCTGCTAGCCCCAGCCTCCGCGCTTCTGCGGCGAAAACGTACCCTGTGTAATGGTCGTAGTACATACGCACGCACGGACTGTCAGGATACCAGTCAAATACAATCGTGTGTAGGTGTCCGGCATCATCGCGCCAAACGATCTGATTCTTGCGCACGACCGGATCGATCCCTTGGCCGCGCAGCCAGTCGGCAGCTTCGGCAGTCCAGTCGATAAGCTGTGCTGCTCGCAGCTTTTCGACGGTGGCGGGACGTTGACGGTGCGAGATGTGGTCACGGATCTGCGACATAGATGCTGTCATGGCGCTGATGTCTGTGTTACCCTCTGATATCGTATCGCGAAAAGCGGTACATGTCGCGATATGGCGATCAAGCAGGGTGATCAGTTTGGTTTGGTGCTTCAGTGTGGTCCGAGTCATTTGGTTTTCTCCAAGAGGTATACTGTATGGTACAGACCTTTTCGGACCAAAACAAGCCAAAAATCAATCTGATTTGTAAGTCCACGTAACTCTTCGATTCTTAGTTATCGGATTGGGTTGGTTGGGCCTATAACTACACAATTCCAGGCAATCGCTGTGAATATCCGATTACACAGACAGGTCGTCGGGGATGCCGCGCTGTGAGGTTGTGTGCGACATCGTTGACAAGTTGGCGGCATTGACAAGGTGTTGGCGAATCGACGACCTCACCGCATCGCCGCGTTGGCGTGGCTACAGTGACGTTAGACACGGCATGCTGAAGGGCTGTTTTGCACACTATCGCTAATGATTTCGCGGGGTTGGTGTTTTGACGTTTTATCTAGGGGTGGGGGGCTGGCAGGGGGCCTCTTATAATATAAAAAAAAATCCAAACTTCCTATAGGGGGGTAAACGTCATAAACGTCACTGAATAGCTAAGTGCTTGAAAAGCAGCCATAAAAGCTATGACGTTTCGCTAGAAAAGAACGTCAAAGGCACGTCAGACAACGTCACAGCGACGGGGCTGTATCGCCCAGGCTGACGCCACCTCATCGCCTCGCCATCGCCTCGCCACCGCCTCGCCGCCTCATCGCCGACGACGCCTCGCCGCTCCAGCCTCGCCACCTCACCACCAACGTCCCGTCGACGCCTCCTCGAAAAAAATCGACATCGTCGGCTTTTTCTTTGACGTCGGGCCCCCGACGGTGCATTCTTCGACTACCTTGTACTAAGGAGTTAACAAACAAATGACCTCGATCACCCTTTCTTCCGGGCTTGTTGGTGTTGTTGTCGACGACGATTCCTTTAGCTGCGACCTCGGTAACGTCCCCCATGGCGTCATCAGTACGTGTGGATGCGCAGTACAGCGGTACATCCGAGCGGCTGCCGTAGCCGCACTGCTGCGCGACCCTGCCAACACGTCCCGCAGCCTGCTCGACATCCCGGCTGCGAGCAAGCTGACGGAGGAAGACTACAAGGCTTTCTGGGACGCGCTCGGTTACAAGATCGTCTTTGGTGCCGAAGTCGTAACCATCGAGGGAAAGCAGTACACGCCCTGCAAGAAGGGTGGGCAGACGGTGATGATGCTTTGGTCGTCGTGCAAAAACCCGTGGGACCACTCCACCGGGACACCGATTGCACCTGACGTGCTCGCCCGCTGGAAGTCGACTGAAGGCAACCGAGCCGACCAATACCTCGCGTGATCCCCCGGCGTCGTCGACGACGCCATAGTCACCACCTAGCTACAAATCGACATCTAGCTCACTTTTTCTTTGCGCCGTCGAGCCTCCGACGGCATTCTTGCATTACCTTTCCTAAACACCTGTTCAGGAGTGCATATGTCCCAGACCCATGAATACCTAGACACCGACGAGGTCGAGATGATGATGGCGATCGAGATCGACGCCGCGAAGGCCATCGCTGCCGAGCGTGGAACAGACCCCGACGCTGAGATTGACGCCGCGCTGGCTGCGCTAGCAGGAGGTGCATAATGCTTAGAGACTACCCGACGCTGAGGCGATCGGTGGGGCTGGCGCGGGTACTGGCGCGGCATCGTCAGCACCGACACACAAAATGCCGAAGTGGTCGCGTAAGCCACGCAACCCTAAGTCGGCGGAGACGAGACGACTGATTGGCTTGGCGATTGAGGCTCGCGATGAGGCGGCGGCGAGGCCGACCGTCAAAAGCAAGGCGCTGCGAGAGGCCGCGTACATGCGAGTCATCGTCGCGTGTGAGCCGATGATCCAGGCTTATGTGTCGCGGTTTGCGTCGCGAGAGCTAGAGCGGGAAGACCTCGTGGCGACGGCGACGCTGGGGCTGATCGAGGCCCTAAACCGTTTTGACGACTCCAAGAGTGGCGGTGGTTGGACGGGCTATGTAGGTTCGTGGATGCACTGGAAGCTACAGCAGCACACTGGCAGCACTCGCACCCACAAGATTGAGACTGTGCCCCTGTACGATGGGTGGGGCGACCACGCCGAGCACGGCAGCGAAACTCATGTAGCGCTTCTCAATGGCACGTCCACGGATGCAAGCCAGTGGGGCCACAAGGCTAAGTTCAGGGCCAAGGGTGCTGAGTAGCCTGGGCGGCGAGGCGAGGCGAGGCTGTGGCGAGGCGATGAGGTGGCGATGAACAGCAGCTTGGCACGGGGGTTGCTTGGTCGCGGCGGTCGCTAGGTCGCCGCCACCCTGTCGGGGGCACCATATCCCGACACGCACTCACATATAGACCAATAGCCGAAAGTCTTATTGCAATAGTTTCGCGTGGTTACAAGCGACCAAAACAGCACTCTACATGAAAAAGGCCAATGATTTCAAGGCCCCTTGCAAGAATGTAGAGTTTAGATACCCCCCCCTATAGGACTTTCTCTCTGATTTATCTTTTTACCCTACCCCCTGCCGACCCCACCCCCAGGCCCCCCTAAGCCTAAACTCTACATTCTCGTCAAACCCAAGCAATATCAAGCCTCTACAGCTTGCAACCTCTACTCGCGCCACCTCGTCGCCGTCGCTGAAAGTTTCCGCCTACTGTGGCACCGCTGTAAGGCATGGGCGCATAAGCTATCTGCCAGCGCGGCATCCACGGCGACCGTGTCGGTGTAATCGGATATTCACAGTGATTGCCCGGATTGTGTAGTTATCTTCCGGTGGCGCTAACTAAGAATCGAGTGCTTGCGCGGAGTTGCAACTTTTTTTGCATTAGGGTGCGCCAGCGTCCTTTTTTGGGGCCACCTTACAATAAGGAGTTAGAGATCATGAAGAACGCAATCACCCGCACCAAACTTACCTGTGTGTCTATGGCCACTGTCATCAGCGAGGACGCCGCCCGGCTTGCCAAGCTGATGCAAGACGCGACCGAAGCCGACATCCCCGCCCGTATCGAAGACGCGGAGGAGCTGAGGAAGAAGGCCATCGAGCTGACGCGGCAGACCAAGTACCTGCACAAACTTACGTCCCGCCCCCCGGTCGATGCGGCGGCACGGGCGGCGCAGCTCGGCGACATCGAGGCGCTCGCACTCACGTACTTCGTCGAGACTTCGCGCCGCGCCGACGAGACGATGGCGGAGTTTGAGCGACGCTGCATCGTCGTCCCCGCCGTCGGGCCGCTAGGTGACGATGAGGGCAGCGCGTGTATCCGGGTGACTGAAGTTCGTGAGTACCTGACCAGATACGCCAAGCTCGGCGACGAGACGATCGAGGCGGTCATCGCCTATATGCGCGAGCACTGTAACAACACCTACATGACGACGTCGGCGCGGCCATGGAGCGAGTCAAGGGGCTGCCGCTGTGCTTTCCCCGGTGGCCGCATCGAGAAGCACCGTGAGGGCTGCCGCTTCGCACGCTGACCGGTCTTGGGCCTCGAAAGAGGCCCTGCACTACCTTCTTTTGAGGACATATCATGAACACGAATATCAAAACCGCCCTCGCCTCATCACTCGGCCCACTGGGCGAGTGGACCATCGACTATGCCTACTTTGACTCCCAGAATTTGAAGCAGGGCAAAGCTTGCCACTGCTACTGGTCAGAGTTCATCGCCGCCCGTCGCACTGCCTCGACATTGACGACGACGCCACTGAAGCATCAACTTCCCGTCGAGGTCGGCGCGATCCTGGCTAGCGACGAAGACGGCCTCGTCGGCAAGACGGCTGAGCATGTTCTAGGCCACACATGGATCTTCATCGACTGCGACAACGGCACCCATCCTGGCAAGCTCGTCGAGGTCTTGAATGAGCTACAGGTTGCGTACCTGCTCACTGAGTCGTCCTCGTCGAGAGTCGCGGGGAACGTGCTCAAGTGGCACTTGTTCCTACCCCTCGACAAGCCTGTCATCTACCAGTCAGCGACGGGCGGAGTTGATGCAGCGACGATGCTGGCGGCAAACAAGGCGTGGTGGTCTGCGGCATCGCTCGCTGTCAAGACCGCGCTACTCAGCATTGGCAACGTCCCGGCGACGGCGCTGGACACGACCAGCAACACCTTTGCACGTATGGCCTACGTGCCGCAGATGACGCAAGACCGCACCGAGGCAGTTACTATCAAAGCGGGCGGCGAGGAGGGTGACGCTCGGTGGATCGATCTCGGTCGCTTCCTCACCGCCATCGGCCACGCGCAGCCCTCGCCGCCGACGATGGCACTGGCCAAGGAGGTGCGTGAGAAGGTTGTTGCCGCCGCGACGATGGCGAGAAGCGAAGGCGTCATCAGCCTCGGTGCCACCCCCGGCGAGACGACCGGGACGTTGCTCTACAAGGTCTTCGGCTACTTCGATCGGTTAGGCCCCCATCAGGGACAGGGCAAGTACGAGGTGCTTTGCCCGTGGGCGGAGAACCATAACAGGGGCACGGGGCAGACGCACATTGACAATTCCTGCGTCATCTTCCTCGACGGGTCGACGACGGGCGGCTTCAAGTGCCAGCACAACGGCGGCGGCGTCATCGGCCAGTGCGAGTTGGCGACGACAGCCAACGTCTTGTCATGGGCGCGAAAGCTGGGCGTCCCCGCCTCGGTGCTGCCCGATCGCCCAGCCTTCGGCGGCGCTATTGGTGCCAGTGACATCGAGGCCGCTGTCGAGGCTTCGGAGGCTGACAGCGTCGTCACTGTTGCCGAGACTGCCCCTGTAGAGGTCGTCGCCGCTGTCGCTGTAGCTACAGTCGTCGCCGAGACTGCCGCCCCAGCCCCAACAGCGACACCAGCCCCGCCACGGTTTTACCTTGCCCCGGCGACGTCCTCGCCACCGCCAGCGATCCACAAGCAAAGCTTTAACTACCCGTCGAAAAAGCGAATCGAGGTCACGAACGACATCGCCACGATGAAGCGGGACGCAGAGGACGCGCTAGCGCTGCATCCACGATACTACGTGGCCCACAAGCAACACATCCCGACGCTGTGCGACCTCGTCAGCGACACCGACGAGACAGGGGCGACGAAAAACTCGCTGCGGAAGTCGACAGCGGCGCATCTAAAAGCAGAGCTATGCGACGTGTCTGAGTGGTTTGCCGTAGGCAAGGATGGTCAGCCGGTGGATCGCCGCCCCGACGGCGAAGCGTGCTCAGCTCTCATCGCCGCTGGGGCATGGCCGAAGATCAAGCGGATCAAAGGCATCGTCAACACGCCGGTCTTCCGCGTGGGTGGGACACTGATCCAGGACTATGGCCACGATGCGGCGTCATCCATTTTCTACGACGCCGCCGCCTGTCGGGTCCGCGCCATCAGCGAAGACCCTAGCGCCGACGAGTGCGGCAAGGCGCTGTCTCGCCTCCGCGCCATCATTGCCGACTTCCCCTTCGAGGAGCCCGACCTCGCCACCGCCGTCTGGTTGTCAGCGATCTTTACGAAGCTGCTGAGATTCAGCTTCACCGGCAACGTCCCGCTCTTCGCCATCACCGCCGGGATGTCGGGTAGCGGAAAGGGCAAGCTCGCTGGCGCAGCGTGCATCATCGGCAGCGGCAAGATCGCCGAGACGATCGATGGTGGGCTGGCCAGCGCGGAGCAGAACGCGGAGTTTGAGCGACGACTCGGCGCACACGTCGCGGCTGGGGACGGCGCAGCCATCATTGACAACATCCCGCGTGGCACTGTCCTCGGCGGCAGTGCGATCGAAATGTACCTCACTACCCCAGCTTTCGCGACGAGACGGATCGGCACCAGTGACGCGATCAAACAGGAGAAGTCAGGCTTTACCGACCTCCAGCTCTGGGCTACGGGCAACGGCCTAGCGCTCTCAACCGATATGGCCCGCCGCTGTCTCGTTGTTGCCATCAACGACACTACGGGCAACCCCCGCGCTCGCAGAACTCAGATCGCCGACCTTGAAGCTCACTGCCACGTCCACCGGGCCGAACTCCTCGCCGCCGCCTTGACGCTGCTGTCGGGCTTCTTCGCCGCCCGCCGCCGCGAGTGGCGCGTCGAGCTGCCGCCGTTCGCCAGCTTCGAGGCTTGGTCAATCGTCCGCCAAGCTATCGTGTGGTGCGGGTTGCCTGATCCCTTCTTGGCCGTAGGCAAAGCCGCGATGACACCGGATGACACTGATTACACCTACCTCGTTACACACCTACACAACCTGACTGGCGAGAAACCAATGTATGTCAGCGATATCGTCGAGCGGCTGGCCCAGAGCGCAGGGGCACCCAAGGCCAGTAAGACCAACACGTTCCGCAAGTTCCTCGTCGATAAAGGCGTCAAGTTGACTCCCGACGGTGCAGCCAAGTCATTAGGCGCTTTCATAGGGCGACATGTAGGCAAGGTCGGCGCTGTCAACGGCAAGAAGTATCAGCTCCACCGGAAACGGGACGAAGGCGGCTCGCTCGTCTGGCTCCTCCCCGTCACCGAGTAACCACCTCTCGCCGCCCTCTCGCCGCCTAGTCGCCACCTCATCCCCTCCTCGCCGCCACCTCGCCGCCGCCATCCCATCGTCGCTGTCTCGTCGACATTTTTTTCGCATTTTTCTTGCAGCGACCCCGACGAAGAGGCAAAACGTAACCTACCTTACTGTATGACCACCAAGACCCCGATCGCCACCGTCTCGTTTCTGCGGCAATGGCAGCTTCGCCACCGCAAGCTGACCGGCTCGACGCCTCGTCGACGCCATCTGCATATGGCCAAGATGCTTGCCCTGACAGGCATGACGCCAGCTCAGACGGCAATCGTCACCGCGCATCAGGCGCGCGTCGACGCCACCTACTGTTGCGACTTCGTCGCCGAGCACGTCGCCGCCTCGCTGCGCCCGGCCTTGTCCGCGACGGCGCTGATGGCCCAGGAGTAACCCCATGAAAATTCTACTTCTTTTCGTCGCTGCACAATTGGCTGGGAATGCCGCTTCTCTGCTCATTGCCTCCGTCGTGTGGCGCTTTACCCGCCCTCGCCTCGTCGCCAGTCGCCTGCGCGACATGGCCGCCTACACAGCAGAGCTGAAGCCATGCTGAGCATCGCTTGCTGTCTCGTATGCGTCGCGTTTTTTAGCTGGCTCAGCAATCCCCCGGCGGCTGGTGCCTAGTGCAGCCGGGCGATCGTGTTCGGCACCTTCACTCAGGCGCAACCGGCGAGATCGTACGGTATCTAGCCGGATTCAAAATCTACGTGGTTCGTCGCGACGACGGGCAGGTTTGCTACTGGTCTGCTGCCGGGTGCTGTGCCAGCGCCGAAAAACCGCACAAGGCACACAAAAGGCACACACTTCGCCAGTTTATGTGCTACAGCGACGGGGCTAGAGGCAGCCGCGCCACTTCGACGACTAGTAGCGCGGCACACCAAAAAATGATGTAATAATCACGCCTTCCGTCGCTGGTGCGCGTTTGCACACATAGCGGCCTCTAGCATTCTCGACGCGCTGTTTTGGGCGATCGGAAGGCACACAGGAGGCACGCGAGATGGGAGAAGTGATTCGCAAGGTCAACAGGGAGGGCCGCTTCATCGGTTGGTACGTCCGCTACGTTGACAGCGACGGGAAACGGAAAGCGAAGGCAACGAAAGCCACGTCGGCGGCAGATGCCCGACGCATCCTCGTCGAGCTGGAGGCGGCGGCGGGACGGCGGCAGCTTGGCGTCCCCGATCGCCAGCAGCCGATCAAGGGCGTCGATCTGGTAGAGCGCTGGCTCGACGAGTCGCAGCCGCGCACAAGCGATCGGAAGGCTTGGGCCTTGCGGCAGCGATACACGCTGGTCAAGGTCTTGCCTTATCTGAACGCGATCATCGGGCCGCAGGACGCGCAACGGATTGTCCGCACGCTGAGCGGTCGCTACGCCCCCGGCACGGTTAAAAACACTGTGGCGACGATCAAGGCTGCGTGGCACTGGGCGGCGTCGGAAGGTATCGTCGAGGCAAACCCGTGGACGGTACGGATGCCGACGGTACAGCAGCGGGTTGAATACCTCTCACGCCAAGAGGTCGTCAGCCTCCTCGCCGCTGCCGACGCCCACCGCGACGTGGTGGCGGTGGCGGTGCGGTTGGCGATCTACGCTGGGCTCCGTGTATCAGAGGTATATGGTCTGCGCTGGCGAGCGGTGGATCTCGATCGCGGAGTGATGACGATTCGCAACGGTTTCCGCGACGCACCGACGAAGTCTCGACGAGAACGGGTAATCCCGATCGCTGATCAGCTTCGCGAGGCGCTGGCCGAATGGCAAAAACGCTGCCCGTCGCGTGAGATGGTGTGTCCCTCTGCTGCGGATGGGGCGAAGATCAGACGGCCAGACATACGTTACCTGTATCGCCGGGCCAAGCTACCTGCTCCCGCTGCACCTTGGCATGTGCTGCGCCACAGTTTCGCGAGTCACTTTTTGATGGCTGGCGGCAGCTTGCTGACGCTTCAACGTCTTTTAGGTCACAGCAGCGTCGCGGTTACGCAGATTTACAGCCACCTCAGCGACGAGCATGTAGCGGGCGAGATCAAGAAGCTGCGCTTTTAACCAAACGCCAGCCACCCTCTCGGCACCCCGAGAGCATCCGCCAACGCCGCGCAAGCACACAGCGACATAGCGCCGCCGCCTGTCGCTGGATTCTCTGCGGTCAGTATCAACGTCCGCCCCACTCCCGCCGCCTTTGCCAACGCTGCTGTCGACAATCCACGCTCAAGCCTAGTCTCGCGCAGGCGTCTCGCCAATCCGGCGCTGATCTCGACTCTGTAGCTCTGTTGGCGTTCGGCATTCGATGGGCTGGGCATGCCCGCGAGCCTATCAAAACAGTCTATTTTCGCGATGTTGCACGGTAAACCGATCGACATATCACGATCGCATTTGACCCGTAAAGCGATCGTTGATAGTGTTGGCGCATGGAGGACATCATGGACGCCACAATCATCGCCACCCACCGCCGCCCCGCCTTGATCGCCGCCTTGTTCGCCCTCGTCGCCACCCTCGTCGCCTGCGACGGAAAAGGCGTCGACGTTGCCATCATCGGCATCCCCGCCGACACGCAAGTTACCGTCTCGGTCGACTCGTTGAGCCAAGACATCGCCGCTGCGCCAAGCAAGGTCTATCGCTATCGCGGCATCGGCTACGCCCGCCTCCATGGCCTCGTCGCGGCACCGTCCTACACCGCAACGGCACGTCGTCTGGACGGCTGCGCGGTCGCTGTGGGGTCGACTGACTTCAACGGTGAGGATGAGCTGAGGATTGATTTGCATGCGGTCGACAACTGCGACAAGCCGCCGACGCCGGTTGAGCCGGTGACGGTTGCGCCGCAGCCGATGCCGCAACCTCAGCCGATGCCGATGCCGATGCAGCAACCGCTCGACAGCGACAAGGACGGCGTCCCCGATGCCAGCGACCTCTGCCCACTCCTCGTCGGCAGCGCCAACAACACGCCCCGGCCTGGTTGTCCCCTTCCCCGCACAGCTACGGCACAGCTTGTGCCGATGGCGAAGGGTGGCACCCAGACGGCAAACGGCTACGACTTCGCCGCCTCAACGTCGCCGCAATTCCTCGACTTCCTCATCATCCTCCCCGTCGAGGCGGCGACGGCACGGCAAGTCGTTGTCGACTATTCACTGTCGGCCAAGGCTGCTTGGGCTCCGTCGTCAGATTTTTGTGCCAAGCAAGGGCTCCCCAATCGCCACCTCGTCGGCGCTGGCGCACCGGGCACCCAAAACACCTGCATCCCCATCGCCTACCGTGCCGGGTTGTCGTCGCTGTCATTGTCCCCGGGCGAGTTCATCGTCGAGAGCCCCCGCCCCGCTGGCGACGCCCCGGCGCAGATCTCGGCGACGAGGCCGCAGAGTCAGGTCGGCGTCGTCGATGCCCGTCAACAGAACACCCTTCGCCTAATGCTCAGCGGCACTTTGTCGCTCAGCATGATCGCAACGTCAGCTTCAGTCACCCTGGTGTGGTAAATCCCATGACCCCATCCACGCTTTGTGGGTGACGCTTCGTTTACAGAGAGAGATTACCAACTGCAACCCCCAAGCTAACCCAATCAATAATCCCCCCATCCTCAACCCCCAAGCCGCAATCCTCGTGAGTAGTGCCGGGGCATTCATAATGCCCCCTGACATGCTCCCTATCGCACGGCAGCCCCAGCTTCGCGCACAGCCACTTGACCAGCGCCGTCGACGCCACGATCTGCGCCTCGGTCGGCATCAGGCCGGGGTCCGTAGCTGAGTCGGCGTCCGACTCATCTTCGACAAGCTTCCGCCGCGTCTCCCGACTCAGCTTCGCCCAGCCTTTCAACTCGGACGGCGTCCGCGCAATGTGCTCGATGCCGATCGACCTTGCGTTCCAACCACTTGCATGCCAAGCGGCCCGCGACAGCTCGACGAGCTGCACCACCTCGCCGCCGCGCCCCACAACAAAGTGCGGGCATGCCCTAGTCTCGGCACGTTGAAACCGCTCGACGCAATTGCGCAAGTTCGGCGATCCGTCGGTGATGTGGATCACCACCTTGTCGACGACAGCGCCTTTGCGGCTGCTGTGATTCGGCGACGGGGACCAGACCGCGCCAGGGTATTCAGCTTCCATGGTCGCCCCCCAGCTCCGCCTTGATCGCCGCGACATCAGCGTCAATGGCCGCGACGGCCTTTTCGCCTTGTGGCAGCTCCTCAGCCGCTCGCGCTTGCTGCCTCACCTTCGCCGCCGCCGCTATGCTTGCCAGAAACTCGACAATAAAGACCAACAGCGACGACATTATCGGACCCCCTGACAAACGACCTTGGCGGCGGCTACAAGCCCTTGCGACACCACGGGAGCTGCGGCAGTGGCCGTGCCCTTGGATCGCGCCTCTTGCACAGCCTGAACGCTTTTTGCTGCATCCCCGGCAGCCTGAGCGCACGCCAAAGCAAGCTCACAGCGCTCGGCCTTGCCTTTGGGTGGTGCAGACACACACGACGCCTTCGCCCGGTCGGCAAGGCTTTGCAGCACCAACTGATCGGTGAGGCCAGGGCCACAGCCGAGAAGTAGCAATAGCGACAAGGCGATGATTTGACGCATTAGCTCTCCTCACCGACGCAAAGGTGCCGGTCTGGACTGTCGCACGGGATGAAAGCGTGGCTGGCGAAGACGCCAAGACGAGGCAGCGACGAGGACGGCTTAGAGGCCATCTCCTCGTCGACAGTGCGTCGGGTGCGCTCACAGCACTTTTGGTTGCCGCAGCAATACTCAGTTTCGCGGTCGCACTTGACCTCGTCGCACTCATTTCTTTGCAGCGACGGCGGCGTGAGAGCGGGACGGCGGGACGCGATGAAAGTGCCGCCGCCGAAACCGAGCGCGAACGCCAGCATCAGCACGACGACGACAGCGCCGACCTTGGCGGCGATGCTGCGCAGAAGCGTCTCGCTGATCCGCGCCCTCTCGTCGACGCGGTCGATCTTGCCCTCGATCTTGTCGACGAGTGCTTCATGCTGTACTCGGGCCAGCTCCCGAGCCGCGCTGATATCCTCAGCAGCCTCGACGCCGCGCTTGGCTAGCGCCTCGCTCATATGCAGCCGCGACGCCGCCAGCTCCTCGCGAATCGCTGGTAGGGCAAACTTGATCGCTACCCACACAATCAGCCCCGCCGTTGCGACCGGAGTGACAGCTACGGCGAAAGCCAGCCACAGATTCGGCTTATTTTCCAGAGCAGTTCGTACCGTCTCGACGGTGGAAGGTTCAACCATGACTAATCCCTCCACTTCCGTGCCTTGACACGCACGGTGCAGCTCGTCGTCGCTGTCTTCCACTGGATGGCGTACCCGCCGAAGCCGGGGATCGTCAGCTCACCCGCGCACGTCTCTGGCCCACCCGTTGCGTCACGGCTGGCGGTGATTGCGCGGGGTATCGTCGACGTGTCGCCGCTGTAGCTGACCATCAGGTCGCAGTCAGCGACGAGTGACGTATTGACCAAGAAACCATGCACGTCAATCTCGGCGCACCAAAACGGGGCAGACCCGGTCGCGTGCGTAGTGGCCGTCTGCCAGGTGATCGCCCCCGCAGCGCCGCCGCCACCCGAGCCGACGATGTAAATGTCGTCCAGCCAAGTCACGACGCCATCGCGAGCCGAAAACCGCTGAATGAAACCGCCCGCGTCGACGAAGAACGCCGTCACGTATCTGCGTGTGAAGTCCCCCGCTTTGACGTTCGGAAACGGCAGCGACGAGACACCGTCAGGCGTCAGGATGCCGGGATTCGTCGACGGCTCGACGACGATGGACTGCACGCCATTGCTACATCGAGCGTAGACCACATGCCAAGCGCTGTTCGTAAAGCTGCCGCCGCTGACGTTCGATGCGTTGATCGTCATGTACGGGAACGCGACGTAGGTCCACTTGCCGCTGACAGCGTCGAGGATGTGCATCGGCGCAATCTGGCCGTAGACATTGACTTGATCGAGGCAGTACAGCGAAAAGCAGGGCCGGGCCAGCGCCGTCACCCAGCTATTCGCGCCGATGCTCGCCTGCCAGTCGTTGAGGTCGGAAGCTTTGATCTTCGGGGTCGCCGAGGGCGTATACGTGCGCCATGGCGTGAATGGGGTCGTCATGATCGTAAGGGTAGGGACGACTAGGCGACGGGGATGCAGGCGTCTGGGGTTGCGTTGTCCTCGGGGATCGCCCCGTGGTCCGTCGGGCCAAGCAGCGCCGACTGATAGATCACACCATCCAGCCGCGTCGCGTAGCGAATCGAGAGCATCGCGTCCTGTGCCGCCGTCACGTCAACAGCGGGGCCGACCAGTGCTGCGTCGACGATGACGCCGTACTCAAACTTGGCCAGTGACGATGCTCTGCCCACACCCTCGACGAATAACCACGCATCGTCGACGCTCCCCGTCCCCGACTCAGACCACACCGACAGCGACCACTTGCCCAGCACGCGGGGGGCGCGGATCGTTGGGAAGTGCAGTCGCACGGTCTGCGCCACGGCAGCGCCGCGACCGAAAAGGCCAGAGGGCAGCGTCACATACGCCCCGTTGGGGGCGTAGAGACGCCCGATGAGCTTTGAGAGGTCGCCGTGTGTCAGTGTCACGTCAACCTGTGCCCCCGCGCTGCTGACCGGCCCGTCGTTATTGACCCAAAAATCGACATCTTGCAGAATGACAACCCCAAAGGAGCCGCTGCCGAGGCTGCCTTGACGGTACGTGTGTTGCGTGCGCTGCTCATCGGCGTCAGGCTCGATGACTTCGACATCTGCGGCTGCCATGTCAAGAGTCGGCGCGACGACGGCGCGGATCTTTGCCAGCGTCATCGCCCCACGCAGCCGCAGTCGAGAAACGACTTGATTGCGTCGCTGCCCCAACGTCCCGGTCAGGGTCGTCCTCGTCTCGGCGAGGCCGAGATTGCCTTCCCACTCAACAAGCCTCGTCTCACCACACGTCAGCGGGCAGGAGTCAAGGCCAATTTGATCGACCGTGGCGACCACCGTCTCGGCGATGACCTCGGCATCGTGGTCGATGAGTCCGCCGAAGATGCCGCCGTCGACGGCGATGACAGCCTCTAGGCCGGGCGGGAATGCTGACGCAAGCTCGTCGCGTACGTCTTGCTTGGTTAGGCTTGCCATGGGTTAGCCTCCGAGGATCAGGACTGACGCCAGCTCGGGTATCTGCGGGCCTTGACCGGGCGTAGCGTCGAGCATCTGCACATCTGCCGTCGCAGGCGTCCCCGCCCCGACGGCGAAGGTGACGCCGAGCACTGACGAAGGGTCTGCGCCTGCATTCGGCAAGACGGCGAGCACACGGCGACCGTCGGACGCCGTCGCGTTGAGCGCGGCTTGGCAGATGCCCGCGACTGACACCACGTCGACCCATGAATCCGACGGATCGAGGTATCCCGCAAGCCGCGACGGCCCGATGCTGTCGATGTAGTTTTGAACCGCGAGGGCGACGGGCAACACCGCGCCGCCAGCCTGATACATCTTGGTAGGCGTTCCACTGATTGTCGTGTCGACAGTGAGCGTCGCTTGGCCCGGTCCCGGCGAGTTGTCGACATAGGACAGCACCCGGACCACCTGCGGCACAGGGGTAGCGCCGACGAGCTGGACACGCGGCTTTTTGCCGTTGTCGACGGCGGCGGCAAGCGTAAACGGTGTAACCGCGTTCAGTACAAGCGTAGTCGACGCCGCCGAGAAGACAGCGGTGGGCAGGTTGGTATACCACCAGTCCCACGTAAACGCCGCGCCGGGACGGATGTAGATGACGATGGACAGCTTCTCGCCGCTCGGCATGTAGGGGCGATAGACCGTGATCGAGTCGGTGGCGATCCGCTTGCCGTCGATATACGTCTGGATCTGCGCCGCTTTCGTCGCGCCGGGGTCGCGTCCGCTGCCGCTGCCAGCAAGCAGAGCTACAACACCACACGTCCCGAGGCCGTCGCGAAGGGGCAGAGCGAAAGCGCGAACCACGCCGATGCTGCGTCCCTCGCTGTCGGTCGACTCCTCAGCCCAGCGCCGGATATCGGCAGGCGTTCCCCCTTGGACCGGGTAGCGGAGGTAGTCGAGGATGCGCTGGGCAAGGCTGATGTCTGACTCAACATCGTACCCGTCGGACGTTGCCCCGGTCATATAGACATAGGGCGCAACACCGACGGGCGGCGACTGCCACTTGAGCCGCGTACCGACCGTCAAATTCCCCGCGCTTCCTGTCGTCACGGCGTCGACAACGATAGAGATGTTGCCGCTGATGTCGACGATAACGCCGGTACGAAGTTGTAAAAGCACTGTCCCCGACGGATCTGACAAGACAGCCCCAGAGCTGATCGGCGTACCCGGTACGCTTCCGGTCCCCGTCGCCGTGCCACCTGTCGCTGACACCGCCCCATTGCGACCGTAGCCACCTAGATTCGAGGGGACGCCAATGGTGTAGGCCCAATTTTCGAGGGCTGCCGAGCTGGTCTGAGTCGTCGGCACACCGTCGACGTAGGTGACGACAGGCAGGCTGTCGCGCTGATACTGCTCAGCCGAGGCGAGGACTTGTGCCAAAAGCTGCGCCAAGGACCGCGCACGCTGACCCGCATACGACGACTGACCGACAGGTAGCGCTGCGAGTTTGGGCTGCCGCGCAAAGGCCGCGATGCCGATTTCTAAGATTTCGTCTTCAGAGAGGGCCATGGTGCTCCTAGAGCGAGAAAGAAGCGGACTTGCTGCCCGCCGCTGTCTGGTAGTTGAGAAGCAGCGCCCACCGCAGCCCGACACGCCGAGCGTCGGCGCTGCCGCCCGTGACATAGCCCTCGGTCTTCGCCGTCGCTAGGGCCTGTGTCGCCGCCGCCGCAAGCTGCGACGCCGTCGCGTAGTTGCTGTTTCGCGTTTGTAGCAACGACGTGCCGTAGCCAGCGTCCCAACGCCATTCTCCGCGCTTGGCGACGAGGCAGCTAATCACCGGATAAGCTGCCCCCTCGTCAAACGCCAAGTCGCCGTCGGGGCCGATTGCGAAGTCGTAAAGCCCTGTCGCAGCGTCGCGGGCTAGGGTGTGGTCGAGCATCACTTGCAAGGGTAGGCTTACGAGCCGATGTCGACGACGCTTGAGCCCTCTGTGACGGTGATCTTCTGGTAGTAGCTCCCCACCGCCCCGGCGATAGGCGTCACGAAAGGAGGCCCCGGCTGAACAGACGACCAGTTTACCGACGTCACGACAGGGACGCCTGACACATTCGCGACGACGACGAGCAAGTATCCACAAGCATCGGTCTTCCGTGCGGCGGGCTGCGTGTGGGTGTCACAGACGGTGATCTTGCTTCCCGCCTTGGGCGTGATGATCACGTTCCCATTCTTGTCAAGCAAAATTTTCTGCCCGAACTTGGAATAGACCGCCACCTCGCCCTTTTTGAGTGCTGGCCGTGTCCCCGGCAGCTCGGTCGCCACTACCGCGCCATTCGCGCTGCCACCGTTGACAGCGACGACGACGGCTTCTGCGCCTTCCGGGACGTGTGAGGCGATGCCGTAGTGCTGATAGATCCGCGCCGTGTAGCTGCCCTCCTCCTCGCCAGCCTCGCTGCCCCAGCCTTCGACCTCGATGTGGCCGTCAGCCGATGGCGTAGCGATGAGGGTGCGACGGACAATACTGGCCAGGTAGTTGCGCAAAAAATCAATGAGGGCTCGACGGGTCAGCATACCTGTCAGGGTAGGGCGTGAAATTTGAGGCCGCTTGGTCTGCTTCGTACGAAACAGACCCTAGCGCGGCCCGGTCGGCGGCTTCGCCGCCGCGACGAAGCTACGAGGTGATGGGATTTCACCCCATGCCGCCGACAGCAGCCCCGGCAAGCGGCACGTTAGGCGACAGGTGTCGCCCTTGTCTTTCGCCGTCACAGCGTTGACGGCGCTGATGTAGAGCGACTGCGAGATGCCGTTGATCTCGTCAACCACGTCGACGAGCTGATCCGACTCCCACCACGTCCCGTTTTGATGCCAGTCGTCGACTTCGTACGAGACGGTCCAGGCGTCGTAAAGCTCCTTCTTTGCCCGCCAATCAGCCATCTTTTTGGCGAACTCAGCCGTCTGCATTTCTGAGTCTGCAAAAGTCAGGCGTCTCGGGAACGGCAAGGCGTCGGGCTTGCGGACGGTGCCGCGCCGCTTCTGGGCATTCGGGTCGGTCGAATTAAGCAGCGGCGTCCCGATGACCTCGCCGATGCAGATCACGTCGGTATAGACCTTGTCCGCCGTCGAGGCCGTCTCGAAGCTCATCACGTTACTCTCACGTCCCGTGAGACGGATTGTGTACGCAGGCTTGCGACTATAATCAGGCAACCACGCTTGCAAGTACCCATCGACGCTGACGCCGACGAGGAGGTTGAGTCTTCGCGCGTAGGTGGTCAGAATGTCGAGGTAGCTCTCGCCCGGCTGCACCTGGATCGGCATGATGGGCGTGTAGAGGGCTTGCCCCTGCGCAGCACCGCCCGCAGCTTGAAACCCAGCCATGCCGAGTTTTAGGCGGCGGTTGATGTTGTTGTCGAAGCGCAGTCCTCGAAAGATCCCCTTCGGGATAAACTTCCCCGTCGTCACGTCGAAGATGTCGCGGTACGTCCCTGACTTGAGGCGATACCAGAGCGGGGCACAGTCGGTGAGACGGTAGCCCCGATCAGCGATGGCCAGCTTGATATCAACACCGCCACGACTGCCGCTGACTTTGATGTCCTTGACGTAGCCACTAAAGCGTTGCGCTTCAGCGCCGCCATTGACCGCCGGGTGGGCTGTGAAGATGCTCGCCTCTTGACCGAGACGCAGCCAAGCAATCATCGCCGCCGGGTTGCGCGGCGACAGGGTGACGTTGCAGAGGTCAGGGCACTGGTTTACGTCGCTGCTGTAGTCGAGTGCCGAAACCTCGGTCACGTCTTTGCCGTCGATGACCAAGCGAACTACCGCGCCGATTCTGTCTGCCACGCTGGGAAGGGTAGGCAGCGACGGGGCGTTACCAGCTCCCCGACTGATTTGTGTCTCGGTAGGTGGGCTTGCTCAGCTCGCTGGCGATGGCGCTGGCGATCTGTTTGGGCTGCTTTTCAAGCGCCGCGACGACATCCTTGTTGCTCGTCGCCGTCGCCTGGGCTGCCGCCGGGGGCTGCGCCTTGTCGACGCCGCCTAGCCATTTCGGCATGTGCTCCCAGACGTTGATCCCCTTTTCAGCGACAGCGTGGCCGATGCCTACACCAGCCGTAGCCCCAGCACCCAGCAAACCGACGACCTTCCCCGCGCGAGGGTCGATCTCATTCGCGATGTCGTGGGCCATCTTGCTGTATGCAGCTACACGCCCCGTCTGCGCCGCGCCCTTCGCCCCGAGCCCTGCGACAGCCGCATCGCTGACACGAAGACCCAGCTCAGCACCCTCCCGCCCCGCTGCCTCGGTGTCGATGTCACGGACCTCTCGCTGACCGACCTTCGTCCGCTGGTAGTCACCGAAAGCTACGCCGAGAGCGCCCTGATTGCGTGCGCCCTGTGCTGTACGATCGGCCTCGGCGAAGTCGGTACGGCCCAGCATGTCGCCGAGCTTGGTGCCAAAGCTAAACTGCATGTTTCGCCGTCGCGTGTCGGGGTCAGACCACTTCGCCTTGCTGGCTGCCTGCACGTCCCGCAGCACGGCGAGCGGGTCGACGATCTTGCCCGTCTTGTCGTCGGTGATTTTGCGACCAAGTAAACGCTCTATGTCCTGGCTGTGCGACTGCACTTCGCCGATCGCCATCGCCGCAGCCTCGCGAGCGCGGGCAGGCGACAGACCCTTACCGGCGGCGGCAACGAGGGCGATCAGTCGCGTCCGCGCTTCCTCCGACTCGGTGCTGATTTCGCCAAGCTGAGGCCCAAGCGCCGACAGCGTGTCGAGCAGTGCCGTGGGTCCGCCTACGGCCCCGAGTTTGTTCGCGATGTCCTCAACCTTCCCGAGTGCCGCCGTCGTGTCGCCAACATAACCGAGATTGTTGCGGAGCGTCTCGCCCCACATCAGCGCCTTGTTTGTCTCAGCGCCCCATGCCTTCGTCGCCTTAACAAGCCCCTCGATCGCGTCAGCGCTGCCCGCCGCATCGTAGGTCACGTCGCCAAGCGTTGACGCGAGCTGCGCTACAGTCGACGCTGACACACCCGTCGCCTTCTCGATGTCGAGAAAGCGCTTCTTCACATCCTCACCAGCCGCGCCAAAAGTCTGCGCCATGCGCTGCGCCGTCGCGTCGAGATATTTGACTTGGTCGACGGACTTGGCGAAGTTCATCTTGGGAATCAGGTTGATCGTCTCACCAACGGACCACGCAACGCGCCCAAGCGCGGCAGACATCTTGCCAAAGCCTTGGGCGCTGCTGTTGCCGGTGTCCTCAGACTTCTTTTTGATGTCGTCGAGACTCTGCTGTACTTGCTTTGCCCCGACGACGACGCCGTTCGCATCAAAGTCAACAGCAATAATAGCGGTCTTGTCAGCCATTAGGTCACACTCCGAAGCTGTTGCTTGATCAAGTCAGGCGATGGCAGGCGCAGCACAGCCCCTTGCGGGATGGCATGAGGCGTCGGAATGCGGTTTAGAGCTAGAATCTGCGCGTCAAGCGCCCGACTGCCACCACCGTAAACCGTTGCAATGAGACGAGAAAGCGACGTGCGACTCTGCACGCTGTAAGCAATGGTTGTCGGCGTCCCGGCGACAGCGCGATCGTAGGCTTGCCGGGCGTATCGGTACGCGAGTAGGGCAGCAATACGAACCGACAGCGGTGCAGATGACCGAATCAGTGCTTCGGAAGCCGTGAACGCATTCGCCACCGCAGCTTCCAGCTCGGTAAGCGGAGCCATCTCGGTCTGGACCGCGCTGGATGCGGCCAGAATCGCGCTACAGGCCGTTTCTAGGGTCTGGGCATGTCCTAGCACTACCGGCCCTGCGTTCGCGGCTCCCAGCGTGGCCTGTTTCGATTTCTCAACCGCAGCGGTGGCGGCGGCCACAGGCGATGCCGATGGGATGTTTTTGATAAAGTCGTCAGCGAGTCTCAGCTGGTAATCAATCGCGTCGGTGGCTTCGCCCGTGTTCTCGTTGAAAGTGAGGCTTTCGACGACAGCATCGAGGCTGCCGAGACGAGGATGCGTCAGCGTCCCGAAGGGATCGGCGAGGACTGTGTCGGCGATTAGCCTGATCCGTCGCTCCACGTCGGCGGTGCGCGAGTCAGCCGTCGCACCGTGTCCCACGCAGACGCATGAAAACGTGTACTTTCGCGGCGGTGCCCCGGTCCACTGATGGACAGCGCCAGACTGTTTCAAAAATTGTCGCTCGGCCACGCCCGTCTGAGCATCGACGCTATAGTTGGTCGCCTCGCCGAAGAGGGCTAGGCGTGTACCGGAGCGTGTAGTGAACTCGAAGGCTTGCATCTACTTGCCTTTCGCTAGGGCGCTGAAAGCTTCGCGAGCCGTCTTCGCGTCGGTGTTGTTTTTCGCTTTGCCCGTGACGATTCGTTTCGCCGCCTCGACGACGCAGTCCCAGCGCAAAAGATCCGCCTCGTGGATGTCAACGGGTGACGCGACTCCAAACCACAGCTCGGGACGGGTGGCGACGGCCAAGACTTTGAGCACAAGGCCAGGCCGTCCTAAAAATGCTTAGTCGCAGCCCCGACGATTTCATCCCGGCTGCCGGTCGGAATCAAACCGGCCAGCTCAGGGTAATGGTCGACGATCATAAGGTTGTATTCGAGCTGAAGGAACTCGACTTGCTTGACGATGAGACATTGACGCAGCCTCGTCGCCGTCGCGAAGGGCTTTTTTACGTCCTCCTCGTCTCGTAGCACCTTGGCCAGCCATCGCCAAACAACCTCCTCCTCGACATCCTCAGCGCCGAGCTTGGGTCGTAAGCGCTTGCCGTCCTCGTCAGCGAAGACGAAAGCAACGGCCTCAGAGCGAACGGTACGTTGTTCATCTGCTGTGATGGGGATGAGTCGGGCCGACGCAAGCGTCGAGACGAGGACGCCATCGACCTGCGACTGTACGGTGATTTTGACGACACGCCCTGTCAGCGGCGTGTTGCCGTTGCGGGCGAGGATGTTTCCGAGGTCCATACCGGGTAGGGTAGGCTGGGGACGGCGATGCGGTAGCGACGCGATAGCTACGAACAGCGGTGGTTCGCGTCGAGGTAGCGGCGAGGACTAGACTTCGATCAGCTCGGGCGAGACGCCTTGGAGCGTGATAGTCGCGTCGTCAGTGCTAGAGGCGAAGGCCGCTGACGACAAGCCGCAGTCGAGCAGCTTGTATCGTTGCTCGCCGATGACGAAGGTCAGCGAGAAGCCCTCAGCCAGGGGTCCGCCGATGATGTCGAGGATTTCCTGACGCTGCGCCCTCGTCGACGTGGTGATGTTCCACGCGAAGTCTGCGACGCCGCTGACACGCTCGGCGCGTCTGCTCATGTACTTGACGATTTTCTGCGGCTTCTGCGGCGTCACCGACACCGAGGTCACGTTGCCGATATAGACATCGTTGGCCCAGAGGGGAATTTGTCCTACAAGCTCAGCCATAGTAAGTGCTCCAAAGGCCGACGACCCAGCGTCGGCCCGAAAGGGTTATTGCTGGACCAGCGCGACGGCAATTTGATCGATGTCGCTGACGACGCGCAGTGGGGCAGCCAGGTCAATTTGATTCGGGCCGACCTTCACACCTGCGAGGACGGCAGCCTTGAGGCTGTCGATGTCGTCGTACACGTCCTCATCGTCGATACGCTTCAAGACCTCGACGAGAGCCGAGCGCACGCCTTCAAGCGTGACGACGCGGGAAGTGCGGGCGGTGCCGTAGCGCTTCAGGCTCTTGTTACCGAACCGCGACGAGAGGAACACCCGAATCGACTGCCGGATATAGTCGGTACTTATGCGCCAAGACCACTTCTCGGCCATCTCATCGGCTGCGCCTTGCGCCGCGTAGGTGCTGTTGCTTCGCAACACCGCGTTGCTGCCCGACGAGTCGACGACGATCGGAGCCAGCTTGTAGGCGCCAATCAGCGTGTTGCACTCGGTTCGCGTCGAGCGGTCGGGCTTGCTGGGTACACCGAGCGGCGTTACTTCGTTGGTGCGCAGCTTCACACCGTTGAAGTTCTGCGCAGGGAAGGAGGTCGCAGCGACTTCAGTGGCCACGCGGGCGGCAAGCTCCCAAGATGCCTGGGGGCTTCCGGCCTGATGCAGCACAACGTACCGGCTCGTCGCGGTCATCTTTGGCGACGTAGCGTCGGGCAGGTTTGCGGTGCTGGCGTCGGTCGCCGAGTTACACTGAGCCAAAAACACCATCTGGCCTTTTTCGTAGGTTCCCGCAGCCTCGGTGGCCTCGACGTGCGAAACCACTGCCGACAGGTTGCTAGTGTCATCGAAGCTGACACCCCATGCCTTGAAGGCTGTCTCGTCGCTAGACAGGCGAGTCAGCGCCGTGGTGATCGCCGCTGTCCCGGTGCCCGGCGTGTCGCAGGCAACGGTGAGCGTCTGCCCGGTGACGCCTGACAGTGAGGCAGAGACGGGACGGTAGGGGCGAGAGTTGCGGTAGTAGAGCACGATGCTGCCGTCGGCGGTGCCGGGGACAGCGCTATCGCACTGGAAAGCATCGGCGCGGATTGCAGTCGAAAGGCCAGCCGCCGACGCGATGGCGGTGTCAGCGTTGGTGATGCTGTAGCTGACGAGGCCGACGCCGAGCTTGAGCGAGCACGTTCCCGAGGCGGTAGCAGCCGAGGCAAAGGTCAGAGTCCCTGGCGACGCGGCGCAGAGAGAGGCTTCCTGATTTTCAAAATCGATCTGCACAGCCCCCGGATCGAACGCACCTTTGCACCGCTCACTGATGGTGACAGTGTCGGTTGACACCGACGAAGTGACAGGAAAGTTTGCCACAGCGTTGATCGCAGTGTTGAGCTTGGCGGCAATCGCTGCCCAAGTGTCGCCGACGGACACACCGACTTTGACCGACGACCGACCACGGTAGCTAAACGTCAGGGTGTCGGCAGCGCTGGCGGTGGTGGCCGAGCTGACAACGCCGCTAACAGGCTTGCCGAGGATCTTGACCTTGCAGCTACGCACGCTGCCCGACGACGGCTCGGCGAGTGGGACGATCCAAAACTCTGCCCCGATTCCCTGCGGGAGCTGCGAGACAGCAGCCGCGAACATGTGGGCGAGTGGCGACCAAGATTTGCAAAGAGCATCGACTTGCGCTTGCGAGATGACCTGTCGTGCCGTGTAGAGGTCAGCCGGGGAGCCCGCACCGACGTAGTGCCACAAAAGCACCTTGTTATTCGGCGATGCCGTCAGGCCAGCGCCGTTGAGATTGACCTGGGTACTGATACCAGGGAGTTTTTGCCCCGCCGGAAGCGAGACGAGCGGAAAGGTTGCCATGTAGTTGCACCTCGATGAGATGGGTCTTCTACTCAGGGTAGGGATTGAGACGGTACAGCACTACGGCACGGTGAATAGTGCGCCCATGTCGACGGAGCGGGAGCAGACGAAGTCATCGCGCACAACGCCCGTCGCGTCGGTGACGGTACGTCCGATGCGTAGTCGTCCCATCGCCACGGCTGGTGGTGTCTCGTCGTGGGCTACCGTCGTAAAATACAGTGCCCCCGTCGCGTCTGCGTCTCGCCAGATGTCCGAATCGGCGGCGAGTGTGACGCTTGCTGATGGCGAAGCGACAGCGACGCCACCGACTGTGACAAGGTCCGTTGCTGGCCCAAAGCTGCGAAAGAAGCCGGGGCCGACAGTGCACGCGAAACCTTTAGCGACGAAGTTGAGAGGGTCGAACGGTACGTCGTCGTAGATGGTTGCCTGTGCCGACTGCGTCAGCTTCGGCTGCACGTCCACCCGCAGATCCTCTAGGTCTTCGTCGGGAATGCCGACGCTGACCTTGACGCGAAAGACGAGCGTTCCGCAGATGATCCGCTCGTCAAGGTCTTCCTCGACGATGTCGAAGTCTCCTACTTCCACGTACTCAATCCCGTCGACGTAGGTGTCAAGACCGGCGAGAAAGTAGCGCAAGTCGCCGATCATGTCGGTCAGCGACGGATCGTCGGCGGCGAAGGGTGACTGAAGCAACGCCCACGGGAACAGCTTCGGCAGCCGCAGGTTCTTGCTCGTCACAAACAGTGTGTAGGACAGGTAGTTCCAGTAGTAGCGCCCCGGCCTCGCTGCCGCCTTGTCGCGGCTAAGCTGGTCGCCGGTAAACCCCATCTGAATCGCGGGGGCTTGCGCGATCGTCTGCTCGGTAAGCGTCTCGATCGTCGTCTGACCCTCGTGGACGAGCACGGCCTTTGCCCACCCGGTCTGCTTTGCAGCCAACATCGCGTTGATGTTGGGGCCGTAGGTCATCGCCGACGTGACGCGGTGCCAGCGACCTTGTGCGACGCCCGTAACCTGAATGACGTCGACACCGTCATGAGCCACCGTCGAGGCTAGCACCCACTCAAAGCAGCAGCCTTCCCCCGTCACGTAGACAAGCCCGCCGTCAGCCCTTGCCGTCAGCGTCGCGGGCAGGGCAAGTGTAGCCAGATTCGCGACGGGGGTGTATCGCTTTAGGAAGGCGAGCCGCAGCGCCCGCGCTATCGTCGCCGTGACGACGCCGAGGTGATTTTTCATCGTCAGAGAGGGCATTACTTGGCCTTTCCGAACAGTGCGTCGAGGACGATTTGCTTGACCTCGTCGAGATCATCGCTGCTGATAAAGAGAAATTGACGTTTCGGCACCTTCGCGCCGTGACCCGCCGTCCCACCGTCGTTATGTACGGCTGACCACGGCACCTTGTTTTCGAGGGTGACACCCCGCTTGCCGACAACCTTCGCGACGAAAGCCCCGATCAGCTTGCCGAGTGGGGTAGCTACGTCAGACTTACGCTTCTCGACGACGCCGCGCTTCTTGCGCCGCGCAATCCTCGCGATGATCGCCTTGTACTTCTTCGTCGCTGCCGCCCTGGCGTCGTCGATAGATCCACCCTTTTTCTTCAGGTTGCTGAAGATTTTCCGCCGGACGCCAGCCTTGACAGTGCCGCGCTTTGTCGTCGAGGACATCGTCGTCGCCGCGTACTTTTTTTGCGTGCTAGGCGCGAGAGGCGCAAAGCCTTCGCCTGCCTCCATTCGCTGCTTGGCCTTGGCTTTCAAAAAGCCTGCGACCCGTCGGAGCACGTCCTTCGGGTCTTTCGCTCGGGCTACTAGCTCACCGAGCGGCTTGCGCTCCTCGATGAAGCGAAACCGCAACACTACCGTCCCCCGAGGATGCCGCCGCTATATCGCATCGTCGCCGTCGAGACTTTGACACCGCCTTGCGACATGTCCACGCCACCGCGACCAGCGAAGCGAGCGGGAGGCGTAGGCGTTCCGGTCCCCGCTTTGCCTTGGCCGATTTTTTCCAGCTCGTCTACACAGTCTTCCTTGAGCTTGCGAATGCCGTCGGGGATAGCTTGACCGCCTGTCGCGTATTGCCAGACATAGTAAACAGCGAGCGACGCAGCGAGACGAATCACTTTTTGCGGGAAGCTCGATGCTCCCCAAACGACCATGCGTTCGCCAACGTAGCTTTCAACATCGGCGCTGGCGTCTTGTCGCGCCTTCAGAAGAGTCGTCGTGTCGTATACGCCGGTCTTGTTCGGGTCTAGCGCCTGATTGATCTGATCTTGACCGCCGAAGCGGTCGATCACGTCTTGGTCGGTACAGACGAGAATTGCTGCCATAGCCGTAAGGGTAGGCAGCGACGAGAATGCGACGGGACGTTGTGATGGAAGGGAGGAATCGGGGCAGCCGTCAGGGCTCAGTGAGCGCTAGCGGCTGCCTCGATTACGGCTCGACGAACTTGTAGCCGAGTTGTGGGTAAAGGTAGCCCATTCCGTGGAAGCCGCGAACGCCGTAGTTGATCACATTGCGGGTCGTGCGGCTGTGAGCGTTGGGATCGCCCATGCCCTCGACGAAGGTCTGCCACGGCTCGACTATGCTCAGACAGAACGGTCGGTGCTTGTCCGACACGATCTTGAACATGTACCAGCCCTTGCCCGACTCCTTCGCAGCCAGGGTCGGCAGGAACAGCACGTCGGCAGGGCCAGAGACGATCGGCATCTCGTTGCTCTGCGTGGCGGTGCCAGCCGCAGATCCCACAAGCGCCGCGTTCAACTCGGTGCGTGCTTTCAGCTCTTGATCCTTCGTCGACACGACGATGACGATCCGTCCAGGCATCGACATCGGGAGGCCGTTGAAACCCGGCACCGCCGCGAGAGCCTGAAGACCAGCGACGATGTTGGTCCGATTCAGCGCCGCACTGGGGTTGTAGTTATCAAAAGTTGCCAGTCCGTTACGATTCGGGTTGGCCTGATGACTGCCGCTGCCCGCCGCGTAGGTGAAGAACGGCTTGTCGTCGTACGGCGTGGTCGCCGTATGGCCATCGGCGAGCATGTCGGCGAGCAGCGCGTCGTACTCAAGCTGCGCCGACGCGACGATCATCGGCAGGTTCTCTTGGAACAGGCCGTAGAGGTCGGTGAGCTGCGTACCACGGGCGATCACTTCACCGTCGGGTGCCCACTCATCGTGAGTCACGCTAAACACGACCGACTCGGGCTTGGTCGACGGCAGGTTCTCGTACGGCGAGCGCTTCGTCGCGCGATTGCCCCACGTCGCGAGTGGGAATTTAACTTCCATACCCGCGACGGCGCTGCCCTGTCGCCGCATCCAAGCGAGGGCGTTCACGATCGTCGAGGGCGAGACGGGTCGCTGGTTGAGGGACGTGTCAATCTCGGTGCGAAGTGCCGAGATGTCTTGAAAGCTTAGGTAGCCGGTATCCATAGACTTGTGCCTTTCTTCTCAGAGGGTTGGAGTTACGGAATCCAGACCCGGAAACGGTTTCCGCCGAGGACTTCGAGCAAGGTGATTTCAAAGTCGCCAGCGGCGATGGTGGCCTTGCAGGTGCCGTTGTCACTCAGCGCGATTTTCTCGCCAAGCAGCGTCGCCGTCGGTGCGTCACCGCCTTTGCCGACGAGGATCGCGGCGCAATTGCGGGTGAACAGCATGCGCTTGCTCAGCGCCGAGGCGGTGCTGTTGGCATAGCGAGCGGTCGCGACGCCGAGGCAGCCGATGCTGCCCGCAGCGTAGGTGGTGTCGACGAAGTTGACTGCGCGGCCCGACGAGTCGGTCATCGCAATCGCGCCCGTCGGGATGGTGGTGGACGCAGCCAGCGTCGGGCAGACGATCTGCTGGATCGCGCTGTCGTAGAGGGGCTGCTGGAGGTCTACAGTGGTGGCCATGGTTCAAATCTCCGAGAGAGGGTTACTGTTTCGACTTGATCGCAGCGTCGGCGCGATCGAGAATTGACTTTGCGGTGGTCTTGGCACTGTTCGCCTGGGGTGCGGCGGGCAGCACAGGGGCACCGAGCGCGGCAGAGCGGGTCTGTGCGCGATTCAGCGTCGACGCAGCGGCGGCGGCGCGGACAGCGGCGGCGATGCTGGCCGGGGCGGTGCGCTTCTCGATCTCGTCCATGCGGGCCGAGAGCTTCTTCACCTCGGCGAGCACGTCACCGTCACGCTTGGCGCGTTCCTCGTCGTCGGCTTCCTTCGCGGCAGCCTCAGCGCCTTCGCTGGCCTTGCTCTGCTCAGGCAGTGACTTGATTACCTCGTCGAGAAGGGCCTTGTCCTCATCAGTTTTGGCTAGGTACTGAGCCAGCGCGATCAGGACGTCGCCAGCGCCAGCGGACTCGTCGAGTCCGAGCTTTTTCAGGGTTTCAGGGTTCATGCGGGTTTTTGCCTCGATAAACGAACGAAGCGCGAGCGCTTCGGGATTGGAGCCGACGATGACAAGGCTGATCTCAATCAGCTCCGCCTCGTCGATGACGATAGCGTCGCCCTCGGGATGCTGACGGATCGGGTTAAAGCTGATTGAGCAGGCGTTGATTCGCTTCTCGACGACGGCACGGAAGCAGCGATCGGCGAGGCCATGCGTACCGAAGACCACGGCGAAAAGAAGCTGGTCGCCCTCGACGCGCAGATCACACACCGTCCCGATCACGTCATCGGGGTCGGCGCTGCGGGCCTCGGTGTCGCCAGTGCGGTGCATCCAGCAAAACACCGGGTTGGCGAGGAAGCGCTCTAGCCGCAGCCCCGACGCCGGGACGATTGTCCCGTGAGCGTCGAGAGCGGGTAGGACGGCGAAGCTCGCTCGTCGCGATGCAACGTCAATGCCGCCGATGTTGCCGATTTGTGTAGCCATCTGGTTTTCAGGGTAGGGGCGAGACGCCGTCGCCGAACCGAATCCAATCGGCGGGGTGTGCTTTGGGTGACAGCGACACAGCAGCGCCGGTGATTTCACACGCGACCGGCTGCGGCATCTTTGACGCGATATCAACAGCCCGGAACGTGTGGTCCTCGGAGGTGTCGAAGCGGTAGGCCAGGGTGCAGTGTGCAACGTAGCCGCGCTGGTCTAGCTCGCCGTACTTTGCAAGCACCGTCGACACGGCGTCGTTTAGGTCGTCAACACCGTCGACGGCCATACACCATGCTTCGCCCGGCTGATCGTCGTCGCCGACTACGTCAAAGATGATCGGCTTGGTCAGCTTGACGACGGTGGTGCGGGATAGCAGCGGCTCTAGGGTAGCGCACAGCGCCGGGACGTTGTCGGGGGATATCTCGACAGTAGCGACGGTGACGTGTAGGTCGTCCGGCTGCTCAAATCCTGGGATCGCGATCTGCTTCGCCACGTCTAACGGCAGCGGCAACAGGACGGCGACGCTGATGCGCTCGTCTTCGACGGGGACGGGGGTGTATGCGCGGGTCTGCATAGCTTGGGTGGGCGGTTCCTCCGTCGCAAGCGTCGGGTTAGCCGCCGGTCGGATGCCGGTTTCCTCGCGAAGCTGGTCAGGATCGATCTCGATGCCTGCCCCTTTCACGTCGAGGAACATTTTCAAGCGCTCGGGCTGCGACAGCTTCGGGTTGACCTCGACGACGATGCGGGGGGAACAAGCGCGAACGTCAGCCGGGGTGCAGCCGCCGACGATGTAGGTACTAAAGGCGCGGGCGAAAGCTTCCGCGTTCTTGTCGACGATGAATCGAACAAGCTGTGTCCGCAGCGTCTCGGACATCATCGCCGCGTCCATGCGCTGAGTCGCAAGCTGCTGATCGCTGTGCGTCGAACTTGCGTTATACGATCCCTGACCCCCCAGCTCCTGAGTTAGGGTATTGCTAACCACCAACTTTGACTTTTGAGAGTTTAAGTACCCCAAGATCGCTTGGTGTAGGTCGTACATTCCCGCCGGGACGGGGGTCGTCTTGACTTCACCCCACGCCCCTCGCAGGATGCGCCCGACGCCGTTGCCGAGGTCCGCCAGCGTGTCCTCGGCTTCGGTGATGTCTTCGGGGAGCAAGTCCGCGCCGCTTTCCTCGTCGAAGGAAAAATACGGCGTACTGATTCCATATGTACTGAGAATGACTGACCATTTACCTACGGTCATGCCGGTAAGCTGTGTCAGGTAGTGCGCCGCATACTGGTAGCCACGGCTGCGCGTCGGGCCGTCGCCAAAGCCTTTGTGGACCACGAACTTTCGCAACGGGCGACCGTCGAGGGCGCGTTGCAGGTCAATCGTGCCCGCCGTCCCCATGCGCAGATACGGACGATCTGAGACGATGTCGAAAACCGCGTTGCGGTTGCTGACCGGCTCCATCGACGCGACGCACTTGGCGTCAATCGTCACCGCCGTCCGGGCATCGATCGCGACCCGAATGCGCCGGGGTCGGTAGACAATCTCGCTGATCGCAAAGCCGCTCGCATTCGCGTAGCCCAGCTCGCCGAGCGTCGACGCAAAACCATCAATGTCGTCGATGATGGCGCGAACAGCAGTCGCGACGAGTACGGCGAGCTGCGTGCTGTTGCACGGCTTCACCCTCACCGGGGCATCAAACACGGCGGTGCGACGGATGCGATCCACCGACTGCAAGTGCTCGTCGTACCGCAGACATCGCCGGGTCAGATCGTCGAGGGTGTCGCACCATCCGGTACGGTTGGCCTTTGCATGGACGCTGCCGATATACATCGGCGTCAGCGGAGGAAGCGGCTCGGTCCCGATCGGGGTCCAGCCCGCCGCCGATGTGACGCGGGTGTATTCGGCCATCTGTGACGACACAAGCGACTGCTGCCGCTCGTCAATGATGATATGTCCGTGATACGCCGCCCGCAGTGCGGGGTTTCCGGCCTCTTCCATATCCTGGGGCGGGATCGGCGCTGACCGCTGTTGCTCGCCTCGCTGCCGCGCCGACTGGAAAGCCTGCCACGCGGCCCGCTGTGCAGTCTGCTGTCGCCGCGTCGATGGCAGTGCTTGCTTAACCTTACCGAGGATGCCGTCGAGCGCCCGTTGCAGATTACTGTTCATGCCCGTAAGGGTAGGGACGACAGCGACGTGACAGCGACGCGACCGGCGCGGTAGTGACTAGCTCCGCCCCATCCAACCCACCGACGGCGGGTGCCTAGCCCCGCCACCCATCTCACGCAGCGATTGCCGAGGCTGCGTCGTCCCTGCCTTGGCCTTCGTCTCTGCCGTCTGTAGCTCCGTCAGCACTGCCCAAGCAACGTAGGTCGCTGTGTCGGTGAGGTGCGAGTGGTCGCCGACGGGGATGATGCCAAAGCGCCCGCGCCCGGACTTGCACTTCGCAAAGCTCTCGCCCATCGTCAGCGCCTCCGGGTCGACGACAATCGCGGGGTAGCCGTTGGCTCGCCGCTTCGTCAATAACCCGACGACGCGACCGACGGCTGCTTCCTTCGGGCGCGGGTTGCAGCTATACATCCCCGAGGTGCCCTTTTTACGTTGCGCCCCGACGATGACGTAGCGTCTGTCTCGGAAAAAGCGGAATGAGACAGGGCCTCTGCCGTGGTCGCCTTTCTGCCATTGCCCAGACGCATCGCCAATTATCAAGCTGTTCTCCGGCGAAAAGCCGTCGCCCGCGATCTCATCGATCAGACCCTCCTCGTCAGTGGCCTCGACGAAGTATGATTTGACACACCACAGATGCCACTCACCCGGCAGCTTGCCGACGACTTTCCAAACCGAGGCGACCATAGCGGGCCTGCCCTGGAAGTCGCAGCCGATGATGTAATCCCGCTCGACGCCCGCGATCTTGCGCGTGACCTCGCGTGTCAAGTCCGGCAGCCCTACTTGCGGCATCGGCTTGACGTGCTCCAGCTCGTCCCACGGCGGCGCGTAGGCGTAGTTGCCAGCCTCTAGCAGCGCCCCCTCGTCGGCGTCGTCGGGATCTAGTCGTCTCAAGGTGTCGAGAACGCGCTGCCGCTTGTTCTGGTCAATCGCGTCATTCAGCTTCGGGTCGAGTTCAAAAAACGGGAAGCTAGCGTCAGGGCCGAGTTTCTTCTGCTCCTTGGACAAAAGCGCGATCCAATTGGCCTTGCTTCGTCGCGGACGATTTGACGCTCCAATCCAGAAGCCTGATTTATCAGCCTGCGCGTTGACGATATTGGCGAAGGCGAGATGAGTCTGCTTGCCTGCTTCATTCTGTAGGGCAATGTCGCACCTTCCGACTCTCAAAGCCTCCGGGTCCTCCGCCGTCTTGTGCATGATCTGGGCTCCGTTTAGCAAGGTGTAGGTATGCGCGGGCGACGAAACACCAGCCATCTCGCGGTAAACAGCCCAGCCCGGCTGAAGCAGCGCCCGAAGCTCGCGGTCAAGCTCCTCCCGAGCTGGGTGGTTACACGAGACAAGCCATGCGATCAGCGGCGTCCCGTCGACTCGTCCGACATCGACGGCGGCGAAAAGACAGCCGAGCAGACCGACGACAGTTTTGCCCGACCTTCTTCCTCCGAAGGCGATCAGGCCGTCGATAGTGGGCTCCTTCCGTCGCCACTTCGCCAACCACGCAGCGAAGGTCCGAAAGGCGGGGACTTGGGATTCTCGCAAGTCGAAGACAACGGGACGTTGTGGGGGTAGTCGCTTGCCGTCGCTGCCGTTGCTCCACTGGTTATAAAGCGCATCCCACACACCGCCGCCCATCGCGATGTCGTCGACGACGAGAACGCCGAGGCGCTTGCCGTCGCGGAAAATCTCAGTCCCCGTCTCATACTTGCGGGCAGCCTGGATCGGTCGCGTCGAAATCGGCACCTTGTCGTCGCAGCTAGCCGACGGTATATGCCAGGCTTGCCCGTCGCTGGACAAACAAGGCCCCGGCGCGGGACGTTTGCCATCATCGGTGAGCAGTGTTAGCCGACGCACGCGCATCCCCATGTCGACGTAGCGCCCGACGGACGCCGCCGCCTTGATGTCTCGTCGAAGATCGGCAAGCAGCTTTGACGCCATAGCTACACCTTCGCCTCTCGTCGTCGCCGCTCGACTAGCTCTTTGAGTCGCTGCCGCTCGGCCTCGATCTGCTCACCGCGCTCGATTTTGCCAAGCAGCGAGAATGCTTTCGCGCTTTGCACCGCCCGATGGCATGCGCCGGTATCCGCTTGCTCTAGCGTCGCCACAGCATGCAAGTGCTGCGCCAGTACACGGTACGTCCACAGGTGTAGGTACACAGGGTCTTGTGGAGGCTCGTCCGCGTCGAGCTGCACCGGGACGTGGGCGGGGTCGTGGAGTCGACGAAGCGTGTCGATGGCTTCGGCCTCGGCAGCGCGGCCAGAGAGCGACATCATGTAGCGAGCCAACTCACCGGCGACCGAAGCCCGTGCGGGCTCCAAGTTGCGCTGTTGACTACGTCCGCACATGACTAGGACGGAGACAAGCCACTCGTTGACGGCAGCTACGCCGTCATCAAGTGGAGGTGCAGCGAGCTGACGCAGTGGCGAAGGCTTGGCCTCCTCGACGGCGGAGTCGACGACCTCGATGGCGTTGGCTCTGAGATCTAACGCAGCGTTGACCGTGTCGGCGTCAGGTGTCATTTCGGCAACGGCGGCAACCACCCGCGACGGCGATATCTGATGCTTCAGCTTGCGCTGCGCGGATCCTGAAAGGCGACGGAAGGAGCCCGCTATCGACGGCCTGATCGCCTTCGGAGGAAGAAGG